AATAAAAAAAAATAATAAAAATAATAATAATCCACATAATCATAAATATGAATTAATTAAAGGTGATAGTAAAGATAAAAATATTTGTGATAAAATAAATAAAAAAATAGATTTCTTATTTATTGATGGTGATCATTCAAAAGAAGGTGTAACAAAAGATTTTATAAATTTAAAAGATAAAGTAAATAAAAAAGGATTAATATTATTTGATAATTATTCTGATAATGCTTGGCCTGAAGTAAAACCAGCAGTTGATGAAATATGTGATAAATATAGTAATGAATTTTGTATTAAATTAATAGTTGGTAATTGTTTAGTATTAAAGAAATTATAATTTTATTTTAAATATTTTTTATTGTTATTTTTTATATTATTATAAATTATAAAATGACTGAAGTTGAATCTCAAGATTATTTTCGTTCCATGTCCAAGGAACCAGTAATGCAGAAATCTATTCGTATTCCATCACAAAATGGATTAAATTATGTTGCAGGTCAGGAGATAATAATTAAAATTGATCCTAATTTAAAATATTTTAATCCATCTGAAAGTTATCTTGAAGGAAAAGTTAAGATAAATGCTCCAAGTTACACTTCACAACCATTTGATGCTCCCTCTGTGGCTGGTGCTACTCCAACTCGTCTCCAGTTAGATGCTGAAACTGGTGTACAATGTTTATGCCGAACAATTAGAATTATGGATTCTAATGGTGTAGAATTAGAATCAATTGAGAATTATAATACTATGGTTGCTTTTATGTATGATTATCAAACTAATGATAGTATGAGAAATAAAAGAGCATTAACAGAATGTAGTGGTTTTTATAATAGTGATCATCGTGGAACATTTGGATCAAGTAAATCTGTTGCTAATAATCTAGAACTTAATCCTTTTTATCGTAATGAAGAAGGAGATCCAATTAATGCTTCATGGACTGATGCTAATTTTGTTGATGCTAAATTTTGTATCCCATTAAATACAGGAATTTTTGGGGCAGAATCTAAAGCATTCCCAAATGCTATGCTGGGTGGTATACAGATTTCTATATTACTTGAAGATAATAACAGGGTCTTTCGTCAAGTAGATTCAGCTATGAGATTTAGACGATTAACTCTTAATCCACAATTTAAAGATGCTAAAGAATTAAATAAAACTACTTATGCCTCTGTAGATGATAATGGATCATTTAATACTTTCCGTTTAGTATCTAATAATTCACAACATTCTAATCCTCAACAATGTCCATTTGTTGTAGGTGAAAAATTAGGATTTCAGAGATATGTAACTGGTAATGCTTCTATTGTTCAGTTTCAATCGGCAAGTGGTGTTCCAGTTGTTAAAGAAATAACTATGAATGCTGATTATATACAAATAGAATTAAATGCTTCTGTAGAGATAAATGGTAAAGGGATGGATGGTACATCACAAACTATATCTGTATTTTCTCAATCTGTTAGTGATGCTACAAGTTATGAACCAACTTATACTGTTTCTGATGTAAATTTAATTGTTCAAGAATTAATTCCTTCAGCAAAAGTAGAATCTGATATGATGTCAGCATTAAAGAGTGGAGGAAAAATGGTTTATGATTTTATGAGTGTAAGAAATTATAAGAGTTCTCAATTATCAACTGATCGTGTATTTAATATGAGATTGCCTTTAGGAGAAAGCATGGCTAAAGCAATTATTTGTATTCCAACTGATGCAACTGTGTACACTGGAAAACAGAATCTTAATGCTTCTGAAACTTATATAATTAAGAAAACTGAAGAATCAACAGCTTCACCAGATTTTTATTTAAGATCTAATCGTAGTGGATTAGAAGGAATATCTGATTATATTACAGATTATCAGTGGATATATAATGGACGATTACAACCAAATAGGAAAGTAGATGTTTCTAAAGTATCGAATAGTGAATCAATAAATGCTCAACATTTGATTGAATTAGATAAAGCATTATCTTCTGCTAAAGTATTCGGACATTCTTATCAAAGATTTAATCAAAATTTCTGTGTGCCTCGTGCTTTAGCATTAGGAAATGGTGTATATGATGCTCGTGGAAAAGATTTTGTATTACAATTAAATTATAATGAAACAACAGCACCAACAAAGAATAAGTTATGGATGAACTTCGTTTATCATATTAGAAGTATTGAGATTGAAGCAAATGGAAATGTGAAAGTAGTAGTTTAAATTTTTATTTATTTTAATTAATTTTTTAAATTTTATATATAATAAATATAAAATGAATAATCTTGAAGGTTCACGTTCTCATATACAAATAGCACCAAGTAATCATCCAAGTGGAGCAAGGATTTCTTATAAGGATGGAAATCCAGTAATAACATTTATTATAGGTGAGCAACAAAGATATTTACTTGGATCATCTCTTCGTTTCACAGGAAATATTAGTATGTATTCAGCACCAAGTGGAGATTATGGAACTCCAATTGAATTAACTGATGATTTAAGTGTATCTCCTAAATTATCAACTTATGGAATTTTAGATCAAATTGTAATTTCATCACAAAAAACTAAAAATGTTATTGAACATGTAAGACACTATGGAAGATATTTAGCATCATTCCTTCCTGTTGCTCATTCATCTCACGAAATGAACACAGCATTATCTAATACAGCAAATATATCAACTAATTACAGAGCAAATGAGATTCAATATCTATCTAATGAAAATGGTTCATCTGCTACTAATCGTGAATTTAGAGGAAATAGTTTTTGTATATCTCTCCCAACTGGTTTCCTATCAAGTGGACAAGAGATTGGATTAAGTGGTGAAGGATGGGGTATTGGTGGATTAGAATTATCCCTTCATTTAAATAGTGATTCTCAGTTTTTCCTTGGTGATAAAGCAACTTATCCAAATGCTTTTTATCAATTAACAGATGTACAACTTATTGCTGAATTAAGAAATCCAAGTGTAGATGAATTATCTAGATTAACATCTCAAAAATCAGCTGTTATGGAATATAATGCTATTTCATCATATTTCTCTCAAATAGCAAGTTCAAATGCTATACTTAATTTCCGTTTAGGATTATCAAGAGTTCTTGGTGGATTTATTAATTTTATTCCATCTGAATATCTAAATAATTTAACTTATGATTCATTCCAAACCACACCTTTAATTAATGATTTAGCACAAGCTGAAATTGCTGAAATTAAACAGGTTATATTAACAAAAGGAGGAGAAAGAATGCCTTTTATGTATAATATAGATACTAATGTTAAAGATGATGGTGATAGTTATATATCAGATCCTCAAATTGTAAGAAATTATATTTCTTCTTTCACTAAATTTATGGATCTAGATGCTACTATGCAATCTCCATTAACAAATAATCGTGTAGGATTTACTAGTATGAATGATTTTGTTGATGCTGGATTACAATTTGGAATTGGTTTCAGTTATGATGATTTAAGTGGAAATGGAATCGATATGAGAACAGAAAATTTTGGTCTGCAAATGGACACTGGATTAACTAGTGGATTATCCCATGCTGTATTTTTATTTATCCGTTCAAAACAAACTCTTGTGATGAATGCTAATGGTCTTCAAGTGCTATCGTAAGTATAAAAAAAAACATTAATATTTTATTTTAATTTTATAAATTTTTAATTTTATATATAATAAATATAAAATGCCTGAAATGATGAATGACATAAATGAACCTGAAACTAATATTCCAAACCTTATGAAAGTTGGTGAAATTCCAGTAAATATGGAAGTTGATAATGATACTGAAATTCTTGATCCAGTTGTGAATAATAATAATTTTGTTCGTTTTGTATTGAGTAATAAAGGATTTCTTCATAGTAAATCAAAAATTCAGTTAAGTGTAAATAAAGCTGGTGAAAATACATTTCCTGTAAATGTAGGTGTTTATTCACTAATCCAAAGATGCCGACTATCTATTGGTACTCATACTGTATCTGAATGTGATGATTTTAATCATTTGATGGGTTATAGATCTATGTTTATTGAACAAGATAAAAATAAAGAAAGAGAAACTTATTTAACATCTCGTATTAATGCTCAAACATTCTTGCTTGATAATACTGATTTATCACAATCTAACACTAATGCTTCTAGTTATATTATGGATACTTATATTGAACCTGTTATGGATGCTGGTGGAGTTGCTGGTGATATAAATAATCAAGATGAAATTGTTACATCTAATGCTCCTGAATTTTCTGTATCACTTGAGGAACTTTTCCCAATACTTCGTGATGAAAGTTTACCATTATATATGATAAATGAACAAATATCTATTGAATTATATTTTACTCCTGATACTAATAATTCTCGTTGTATTATTGAAGCAGGAGGAACAAATAATCAAACATTCCCAATTGATACTACTAAAACTAAACTAATCGCCGATTATTTATATTATCCGAATTCAGTTATGTCTGCTTATGCAAATAGCAATAAAAGGATTGATTTTACTTATAAAGAATATCGTCTTAATAAGAGGTCTTTTACACAGACACAATTAGGAACACAACAAGTATTTGATATTGGTGGTGCTGGTCGTGTATGTACTAAAGTCATCACATCTGTTGAAAGTTTAGTTGCCCAACCTGATGAAACATTATTAAATAAATATCGTTCTGTTGCTCCAGCATTAGAAA